CATGTTTTATTTCTTCATTCATAACCGAGCTTCTATATTTCCTACAAAATACCGTTCCTCTTTTACGAAATTGATAGCGGTGTCTCTTTTCATGCACATAGGTTTTGAACATTTCATTGATAATTAATTTAGCTCCACCTTCACAAATATTGAGTTTTAGGTTTCTATCATCTTTGTTAAACACGATATACAATTCAATATCACTTTCACCGTATTCTTTTTTCGGGTCAAAGAAACCACCAACTGTGTAACCACTCAATGCAGCATTAGACTTGTCAATGATTCGGCTAACAGGTATGTTGTGTTGCTTCATCATCTTACGAGCCCAATACATTATCTGTCCCATAGTTTTATCACCAACAAACTTTGGAGCAAATGAGTGCATTTTCTTATAGAGGGCTTTGTACCTCATTATGTTTTAACATCCTCAAACTTAGAATTAAACCTTCGTTCTCTGTTACCAAATGTGTTTAATGGTTTATCATCATCAGGTACACCAGTATCTACAATGCCAGCTTGTGCTGATGGTTCTGCATCATACAGCCGCATCTTGGATCTATCAACACCAACAACAAATCGTTTATAAAGATTAGGGTCACCATAACGATTTTTCAGTTGTTTTACCATAATTTGATTTAACTGGTCAAGTTCTTCTGTGCTAATCAAAGCAAACATAAAGTCAGCTGTTGCAGGCAAACCAAACGATTCTGATGTATCTTCTAGACCAACATCAGTATTACTGAAGCCACTACGAGTTGTTTGAGTAGCACTTACAACTGGAACACCAAACTCTACAGCCAGACCACGCAGCTCTTCAGCAATAGATTTGATATAGGAATAAGAATTCACGGTAGCACCCATCTTAATCCTACTTGAGCAACAGATATTCAGGTAATCAATAAAGATAATGTCGGGTGTAAAGTTTTTCTTCAGCTTCAATTCATTCAACAAAGAACGGAAGTGTCCTGCATGAGCAGAAGCTGTTGGGTATTCTTTGATGATTAGTTTACCTTGAGTTTTGTCTTTTAACACATCAAACTTACGCAAGTATTCTTCACGGGTCAATGTTTGTAATTCATTTAGGTTAACATTCAGCAAGTTTGCATCAATTCGTTCAGCAATCCTTTCTTCTGCCATTTCCATCGTGATATACAATACATTCTTACCTTGACTCAATGAAGCAGCAGAACAATGACACATGAACAGGGATTTACCAACACCAGTTCCAGCCAATGCGATATTCAAAGTCTTGTTTGGGAAACCACCCTTTGTAATCTTATTGAACAGGTCAAGGTCAAATCGGATACGAGACTCAACACGATGATAAAAATCATACCGTGAGTCGGAATCATTCAAATAATCATGGCCAACAGAACTATCAAATGATACGCCAAGTGCATCACTCAATAGTTTTGGAATTTCACCTTTAGATTTCTTGTGTGTTTTGTCATCAAGGATTGAAACAGATTCCATGATGGCATTATAGATTGCTTTATCTTGACAAAACTTTTCTGTTTGCTCTGTTAACCATTGTTGTTCACTTGGATCTTTATCTTCATGTATTTCATTCAACAGAGCAATTGCATTACGGACTTCTGGTTCAGTAAGAGATTTACTTTCGGTAAAATTAATTACCAGAGCTTCGTGTGTTGGTAAGCTTTTATATTTGTTTGTAAAATCAGATATTTCTCTGAAAACATTCCTTTCTGTTAAATCAGAAAAATAATCTTGTCTAATGAAAGGCACAACTTTACGAGCATATTCTTCATTATAAATCAAATTCTTCAGGATTGTGGTTTCTAATCGGTTCATTATCACTCTTTAATAAAATTTCGGAAAGGATATCTCCCATTATTGTACTAAATTCTTCATCTTTTTGCAATAGGTCTATGTCGTGTTTGCCAGAATTAACTAGAGTATATCCAAATTCTAATGTGGCAAATTCGCCTTGCTCTTTAACTCGGACTTTACCATAATGGTAAACTACACCGGCATAATTACCCCCTAAAATCATTATACCGGTTAATTCGGAATCGGTGAAGTCTATAAATTTATAGTCCTCACCTTCCTTCGGCACTTTCTTTTTTTTGCGGCCAAAATTAAACATCACTCATCTACCTCTTGTAATAATTGTGGTTCTGATTCTTCTTCATCTTGTAGCAAACTTCCGTAAGCTATACCGTATTTTTGCTTGATGTGTTCTTTGAATTTTTCACTCTTTAGAATTGGATTCCAAAATTCAGAAGTTTGTGTTTTGTCAAATGGCATCATGGCACCGACTTCACCAGTTTCTTGGTCAATAACAGCGTAGCCAGTTGAACGACTATACTTACCAACTGAAATCATATTTGCTTCGGTGGCCAATTCCAATAGACCAGAATACTTTTGAATACCACCATCAAATGTCACCAAGAATGGGAACTTTGATTTCTCTTTTACAAAACGAGATTTCTCAATATTGATTGTGAAATTGTAACCAAGCAATTCTTTATCGCCTGATGTTGCCTTCTCTTGTGCTTTACCAATAATGAAAACTTGGTTAGCAGAGTACATACCGCCAGTACCACCAGACATAACAGCCTTAGAGAACATCTCCATTGTTTGATAGGTGTGATTAACCGCAATTAGTGGCAGGTCTTTTGTAGTCAAGTGTGGTGTAACAATACGCCACAATGATTTCATTACACGAGCTCTGGTCATATCTGCAACAGATTTACCATCTAGTGCATCTTCAACTTCTTTTTTAGATGCCAGGTTACCAACAGAATCAATAAAAATAACCACTTTATCACCACGCTCAATAACATCAAGGCGTTGTGAAATATCAAACTTTAATTGCTCAAGGTGTTCAATTGGTAAATGAATAACACGGCTAGTGTCAATACCATTTGTTTGAATATACTCTGGTGTGATACCAAATTCAGAATCATAGAATAGACAAACAGCATCTTTGTATTTGTCCATGTAAGCCTTAACAAGAACCAGACCTAGTAATGATTTGAAATGTCGTGAGGGACCGGCAAGAAATGTTAAACCGGAAATAAGACCGCCTTCTGGATCAGCTGACATGGCAATATTGATAATTGGCACATCTGTTGAGATTGGGTCTTTCTTATTGAAGAAAGTTGAATCACTTAATACTTCTGCCGATTTGATTGAACCGGACTTTTTCATTTTGTCTAATAGACTCATTTGTTTTCCTTTAAATGTTGATTGTTTTAAAGAGGGTGACTACCCCTCTATTACTATGTATAACACTTATTAATAATATGGCTTGTTGTTTTTGTGTGGAACATCAAATACAAAGGTAATTCTTGTACAATCGCCGACATTAACTGCGCCGTGCATCTTCTTATTGTTGAACCATAATAATGTTCCAGGTTCTACAATTGTTACATCGTCTCCACAATGGTATTCATATCTTCCCTGTATTGATAGGTGAAACCTATCTTTAGTTGAATAATACTTACCAATATCAATGTGATCTCCTACAAATTGGCCAACTGGCAAAGACAAATAACCACATCTTCTAAAATCTTTAAAGTTTCTTTTTAGAAAATGGATCATGGATGTATGTTTGTGGAATGCTGGTGTTGGAATACAAATCTCTGTATCACCAACAAACTCATTAACATTTGTCACACCTCCAACAATTAGCTGCAAAACATCAACATCTATATCTTGATATCCATGATTCAGTAATGATTCAACATCATCCATTTTATTTTGGTTTCCCCAATCTTCTGGATATTGTTGCAGCTGTTTCAACATCTTGGAGACATTGATGCCGGTTTTAATGATTTTAATATCTTTCAACTGAAAAAATCCTCTAATGATGTTTTCTTATCAGTAGTCCAACCAACACAATCTAAAATAACTTTGATTGGGTCAATGAAAGCCTTTTCAAACTGAAGATCATAATCAATATATTCATGTAAACCAAATTCTTTTGGTAAACGAACGGGATATGAAATCACATTATCTTTAAAAATATTTGGTTGTTTAAGATATGTAAACTTTAGCTTTTCGCCCTCTTGAATGTATGGGTACTGTTTATCTAAGTTTAATTTTTTCAAATGATGGTTATATAATATGGCACCACGAACATGAATTGGTGTGCCTTTCTTATACATTAGAATACTATCAGAATATTCTTTTAATCCATTACAGCCACGAGGAAAAGAAACTTCTTCTGGTGGTAATTCTTTGAATTGTTTTTTGAAGTCAGCAATAAATTTATGGATATCTTCTTCAGTTCCATTAACAATAAGGCTAATGGTCTTTTTCATCTTGTCACGGATAACCGATGGTGTTGATGACTTAACCATTTCAAGACCCATAACTTTCAGGTGTGGTTCATTATACTGAACACCTTCGTTATTATACACATTGAGAATGTATCGTTTCTTGGCAGTCCAGATGCCCTTGTCAGATAGACCTTCACGCTTCATCTGCATTTTCTGAGCATAGGCATGGAGATAATCAGCCAACTCATCATAAGATTTATCAATAAATGGTTGAATCTTTTCTTCACAGATTTTGTCCATGATAGAAATTACTTTTTGTTTATCAGAAGTATCTTTAACAAACTTATCAATCAATTCACTCATACGGAGATAGATTGAATCTGTGTCAGAAGCAATTACATAATCAACACCTTCAGAACCAACGACCTTATTCATGTATTGGTTAATCTTTGCTTCAATCCAACGAATAGCCAATTGACCCGATGTTGTTACAGCAAGGGCTAATCGTAAATCATAAAAACGGAAGTATTGTGAACCAAGGGCACCATAGGCGGAGTTAAGAGAAACTTTCTTCGCAAGCTGCAAGTTATTGTATCTTGCTACACGCTTTTCAATTTCATACTTATTGTCTACATTCTTCTCATTTTCATAATCTTGTTGAGCCTTGAGCATCAGCTTCTTAAACTTCTTACGATCTTCATACATTTCTTCCATCATTTTTGGTAAGAAACCTTGAACATCTGTGCGAAAGAATTGGCCATTAGGTGTTATGGTAGAATTTTTTAATCCGTCTGTGTTAACACTTTTGGTTAGCATCTTATCAACTGAAACACCGCTTGCAATTATACTGTGCATATTATCGGTGTAATTTGATGGATCAATTAGAGTTTCTGGTGAAACATTAAACATCATCATTAAATGGGGGTATAGTGAATTCAGATCAAAACTAGCAACCCAATTATGCATACCAATTTGTGGATCTTTAACAAATGCACCTTCAAAGGCTGATGTTTTATTTTTGACAACTTTAGGTGGAACGATGATGCCTTTTTCCAAAAGATAGGAATAAGTCATTGCATCCCACATACGAGTCTGTGCAAAGATATCTTCATAGTTGGTCTTTGTATCATAAGCCAGAGTAAGACCAAGTTCAATCAACTTCAGCTTATCTTCCAAACGGAGAATTAATTCCACATCTTTAATGTTATACTCAATAAACTTTTGGTAGTTTTCACGATACAGAGCATGAAGGTTATCATACTCATCATAAGAGAGTTTACTATCACCAAGTTCTACATTAGCAATATTGTCCAACTTATATGATTCTTGTGATTTACCACCAGGTGCATACCACCGATACAATTCAATGTAATCTAATGAAGATACACCCATCATTTCATATGCAATCAGCTCACGGTTATTAGAAACAACCTTACGCTCACCAATCATACCCCATGGTGATAGTTTTTTTGTTTCATCTTCACCAAGAATTCTACGAAAACGATTAATCAAATATGGGATATCAAAGAACTTGGTATTCCAACCAGTCAATACATCTGGACAATTCTCTTGCCAGTATTGTAGAAATGATTTACACAAGGTGTATTCATCTTTACACTTGATGTATTTCTCTGAGCCCTTCGTTTCATAATCACCACAGCCAAACACCACCGTTTCACCTTTCAGGAAAGTAATACAGATTGCGGTGATAGGCTCATTAGCAAGGTATGGGTCAGGAAATCCATTCTCTGAACCGACCTCAATATCTGTGATTGCAATGGAGATATCATCAATATTCCAATCAATCATCTTTGGATGTTCATCAGCAATAAACGCATACTGATATCCCGTGTTGCCATAGATTTTGAAATTAGATACTTCATCATATCTCTTAACAAAATCACGAGCATCACGAATGGAATTAAACTTCATTGGCTCAAGGTATTCACCGTTGAGAGTTTTGAATTTCGTTTCTTTCTTCGCTGGCAGAAATAGAGTGGGCGTATAGCCAATTTTCATCTTGACTCTACGCCCATCTTTGACGCCACGGTATAGAATGTTGTTGCCTACCATGGCAACATTTGTATAGTATCTATTCATCCATGTATTATATCAGAATTTTGTGCCGGCACTGGCAATTTGAATACCACTTCCAAAGATTGTATTGTATTGATTTTCTAATTCAATAACGGGTGTATTAATGCTTAAAATATCACAATGATTAATTTTTATTCCTGACCTAAATTCTTGAGAATATTCCAAGTATGGAGAAAATGCAATTGATCCAGGATCATTTGCAGCTCTAGGAGGAACAGAAACAACCTGAACGGGTTGCTTAATCATCACAAAAGTATCTTTAGAAGATTCAGTTAAATCTCCTAATAGAGTGTGATTTGTTTTGAAAGTTATTAATTTAATTGCCATTATGCAGCCACCTCATAAGATGCATCATAAACAGCTAAGGTAATCCATCTTTTTGGGAATAACATTTCACGACCACGAAAGTCATTCATATCAAGTGTTGGATCTTGTACCAGACCAATCAACTCTACCTTGTTGTCAAATTCACGGAGAAACAAATCATACTTGTCGGCACGTGGAAGTTTGTGTTCTACAGCCATTTTTTTTGCGAGTTCACGAATGTTCATCATTCACCTTTATTAAAATAGAAAAATCATTATAACATAACCAATGTTATTGTGCAAGGATTATGTTATCAAATTTACTTCTTTTGCCTTTCTTTTAGAGACAAATTTGTAACATAAACTGAACCATCTTTCATTTGATAATCTAGTTCATCACCCACTTTCCAACCAAGTTCTTCCATAAGTTCATCTGGTAATTCTACAATAGCATCACCATTATCACAGATTTCTAAAACTTTACTCTCAAACTTTTTTGACATTGATGTTACACTTCCCTAAGAATTCAATACCATCGGTTGAACGATAGGTATTGCGATAGTAAACGGAATTGATTCCGGCCTGATGTATAATCTTTGCACAGTCTAAGCAAGGTGCATGAGTCACAAACAATGCAGCACCATCACTTGAGTTTGTGCTACGAGCAATTTTTGAGATTGAATTTGTCTCAGCGTGCATCACCTCTGGTTTGGTTTTTAATGTAACACCTTCTGCATCAGGATATTGAATCTCATATTCACAATTGTTATCCCAACCGGCCGGCATACCATTGTAACCAATACCAATGATTGTGTTATCTTTTACAACAACACAACCAACTTGAAGGCGTTTAGCTGAGGACAACTGAGAATAGACCTCAGCTGCCTTCATGTGTGCATCAATGAATTTCTCTTTCATATCTCAATTGTTTTCAATTTAAACTTAGAAGCCCTAGCTTCATGTCCATGATATCCACGAGGATTGCAAACAATCCGAGTTTCTCCAATAACATAATCAAACGAATCGTGTGTATGTCCATGAGTCCACAATTTGATTTGTGGATGATCTATAATGAATTGGTCTAACTCAGAACTATATCCGCCATTCATTAAAGATTCATATTCATATCTAGGATGAGTAGATTTCCTAGAAGGAGCATGATGGCCAACAATTACAATTTTATTATCAGGATTATTTTTAATAACATGTTTAATATAATTCAACATTTTCCTGTGTTCTTCAACAGCCTTTGTTGTTGTAAAAACACTAGGCCTTTCTTTAAAGACAGTAACTTCTTTTTCTTTATTCCAAGGTTCTTCTGGATTAGGTAAGTAAACTTTGTATGAAACCATGTCATTACTATTATGAATAATTCTAAAGTCATTCATAAAACGACTAACAGTAGAAAGAGTAAGTGGATCTTCTTTGTTCATATCGGTCCACAAAGTTCCGCCAATAAAAACAAAATCATTTAATTTGAATGTATCATTATCCAACACATGAATATTAGGAAAAATACTTAGGTGTTTTTTGATAGCTGGCATGGTTTTGGCAAAATCATATTTGTAATGCTCATGGTTTCCTGAAATATAAATCACTTCAGGAAACATCTGTGAACATCTATGAAAAAAGTCCATAAACAAATTACCAGGCCGATCAAGGCCAGCAGCGGTACAGATATCTCCGCTAAGAATTAATAGATCAGCTTTCTTGGTATTTTTTAATGTGATATCACCAAATTCTAGGTGAAGATCGGAACATATTGCGATTTTCATAACAAACCCTATTCAATACAACTATTATAACATAACCAATCATTAAAAGAGGCAAACTTACTGATTGGTTGCCTTAAATGCGGCAAGGTTGACTAAAAAGGTTCTATTTAAATTTTCTTCTTTAAATACTTTAATAAACACCTTATCATCAACTAATGAAGTTTCATTAATATCATGGCAATAAACGATATCGCCTGTGTAGATGTTTTTTAGTTTCGTAGGTTTCATAATAAAAATCCATATTAATACATTTGTTCTGGTTTTTTACCAATGTTGTATTTG